TCCACCTCATTTTCTAATTTTTCTAATAATCTTTGTAAATAAACACACATATCCATAGCCTCTTCTAATGCTTCAACAACCCATTGTTTTGTTGATTTCTCAACTTGGTTTATTGTATTGCCATGCTTTTGATTTGATGATAATGCTCTGTTCGAAAACTTTAGCATAAGATTATTTACTGTTTCATCTTTACTAAGGTGAAATACCATTTTATCGCTTATATCTGTCATAAAATTCCTCATCTCTTATGTTTTATAAAATATTTGGGCTTAGCATAGGTGTTAATTCACTGTCTGCCACATACCAGTTACAGAACAACCAAGCCCTTGCCAACGGTTATCACTTTTTCAATTGACAACCTCTTTAACTTCAGTATATGAAGAAATTATGTGTTTTCCTAGATAATAATTTTTATCTTCTTTACTTATATTTGGAACATCTGTAATTACAACATGAGCATTTATTTCAGATTCAATTAGTACACCTCTAGTCCCAGTAGATGTCTCAAATAAAGAACCAATATCTAAATCTTTTAAATATTTATATCCTTTAGCTGGTATTGCTTTAAAATTATCTTTTAATGCTTTATTCACAAGTGTCGCAATACGCCGCTTTGTAAGTGGTTTCCTTTTCTTTATTTGTTCCATTAATAGATACCTGCCTTTCTCCCTCTGTAAGTTGGTCTTCTATTTTTTTAAAATCATTTTTAAGTTTAGTAAACGATTCTTTATCTCCATTATCATTATTATAATCAAACATTTCTGCTGTTTTTACAGATAATATTAAAGACCTTATAACTTTATTGATTTCTGATTTACTTAATTTAATTAATGCTGTTGGTTCTCCATTCATATTACAATTTCCTTTTTGACATAGGGAGTTTTCCTATATTTTTCTAATCTTTTCATAATTGATTTTGGCATATACCATTGTGTGCCTTGGCCGAATTCATTTTGATTACCATTTGATATAGCCGCTCTAATCCCAATTTTAAGACTAATTCCTTTTATTGGGTCAGAAAATATAAAATATTTTACATTATTTTCTTCAGCATATTTAAGCAATCTTTTATCAAATCCCAAGTTTTTATCTTGCCATAATACTGCTTTAGAAAATGGAAACTCACGAACTATTTCATTGTTAATATGTTTTCCAAGAAATGTTTTTCTGCCATTTATTTCTGTATATATTGCTAACATGTCTTTCTCCTTGTTTAAAAATTTGAGGGCGGCTTCTCCGAGGTAGTTAGGAGAGAGATGAGGAGGAAGAAGAAAAACTAATAAGAAACCGCCGCCCTCATCTCTAATTTATGATTATTATAATATTTAAAAAATACTTTTTATTAATAAATTAAATAAGGCTAGAGCCATAACATATTCTTAAACTATAAAGCAAGAGTCTAAAAAGACATCTGAATATTGGCAATACCTAGCCTTATACTTTAACTAATGCTAAAAGGGTACTTCTTCTTTTAGTTCTTCAACGTCTACATTTTTACCATTTTCCCATACTTTAACATCATTTACTTTAAATGTTGAACGTCTTTCTTGTTGGTCAGGTGGAAGATGCTTTGTTTCATAAGTAACGAACTCTTGTCGTTTTAATGTAACCATTACTGGTTTACCAGCAACATCTTCTTCTTCAAGAAGTACAAGTTTCTTTATTTTCTTTCCATCTACAGTAGTTTCTGTACATTTAATTTGTAGTTTATCAAGTAATTCAAAATATCTACGATTTTTACTACTTGAACCACTGTCTGTAAATACAAAGAATCCATTATCTTGTAATTCTCTTCCTTTAAGATGTTCACAAGTCATAGTTGCTTGTTCTCCATCTCCATTCATTACAGGTATTTTATTATTATCATTATCCATAGCATATTCGTATCCTTCCATTTCCCATACGGGTTGAGTGTATTCAGCAACTTCATCAGCTACTTTATACTTCATGTTGACTACGATAGCTTCTCCAGCTCTTGTTGTAACCTCTTTTGTTTCAAGAGACATAACATGAGCGGGATAGACACCTTCTTCAATGGGTTTCCATCTACTTGAAGGGTCAAATGTGGCATCTATTGTTTTTGCCATTATTTACTCCTTATTTATTGTTACGAGTTGTAGTGTATTTATTTAATAGGTTATTGTAATCAGAAATAAAAGATTCCATCTTTTTGCTTTTCTGAACATTTTTACCTCCTCTAAAATAGAGTTTAGGTTCTACCCATTTTCCATCAGCAGTCTTAATATATTTTTTGACTACTTGTTTAGCTTCACTTATCTGTCCATGCTTTTGCATCTCAGATACAGCTGCTTCGGATAGAGTTCCACTTGCTAATAAAGCATCTCTAGCTTTAGCTGATAATTTACCCATTTTTATCTCCTTTATTGTTTGTTATAGTAAATGTGTGAAATGAAGGGTTTATAGTTAACCTTTCAGAATCTTTTGTTTCAAATATCATCATTGGTTTGCCATTTAAAAGTTTAGTTCCTTTATAAAATACATTTCTAAATTCTTTTCCATCATTAGTACCAATACTATATTCAAAATCTTCTGTTAATAAACCATCATCATAAGAAATACTTGTGTTAATCATTCAAAGCTCCTTCTGTTGTAATTTTTTCAAAAGTTTCAACTTCTTTTAATTTTTGTTCTGATTTTTCATAAAGAGATTTACTTATTTTATTTAAACGTTTTTGCATTTTTAATACATCAACATTTAAATCTTTAAGAAATTTAACTTCTTTTAATAATTTATCCATTTTTAGATTCTACCTCTCTTTGTAATTTAGCATATGATGCATTAAAGTTAGCATTATGTATCGTTTGATTATCAATAAGTTTCTTTATTTCTTCTAATCGCATTTTACTACATTGACCAGCTATTTCAAGAATAGAATCTTTCTTTTCATCGCTTAATTCTAAATCTTCTACTTGATTTTTGTATACATCGTCAGCAATATTCATATACATATTAAAGGCTTTCTTTAAGCAATCCGTATTAGCAGCTTTAACATCGTTACCAATATCTACAAATTCACCAGTTCCTCTTTTCTTTTGTATTCTATGCGATGCTACCATATCACATTTTCTCCATATACCTTCATCATGCCATTTTAATCTACCATGTACTACATAACCTTCAGAGCCTAATACTTCTGTACTTACAATTTTCCAACTCCAACCTGGATATTCAGCTTCAGCAAGATGTTTCATATATCCTATTTCAACATAATCCATTCCCATTTTTTTCTTAACAAAATGTTTAGGAGTTTCCATGTCAGAAACTTTCTTATGTTTAGCCGTTATAGCTTTTTTTATCTTCTGAGATATATTCATTTCTTCTGCTTTCACAGGAATAGATTTATCTACAGGAATTATTTTATTTTTATTCATCTCATTTTCTCCATTATTGTTTTTATGAATTTACTATCTATTATTTTTTCTATTAACATTACAAACAAAATTATTATTCCTAATGTTAATGCAATATTAACTAATGTGTACATTAATGGTAAAAGTATATTATTTGAAATCGTTTCTCCCATATTATTAATTCCTTTTCCATCCATATTCAAACTTATTTAATATATTCTTCGGAACGATTTTATCTGAACCATTATCTAAATAATCCTCCCACCATTTCATACCATATTTCAATCTCCAAACGGAAAATTTAGGAATATCTTTATTATTTATATAAAACAAGACATCATTTCTACCACCTGTTTCACCAGAACTGTCACCTTCATCAGGTAATGTTTGATATTCGGTGGCGTATTTTACCTTAAAACCTTTTTCCTTTAGAAATTCCTCAAAGTCTTTAACATTATCTTTACCTACTACAGTACTAGTCCAGACTACTAATTGATTAAAGTTTTTATTTTTCATTATTTCCTCATTTTTTCTTTCCAAATGTGCTAGGACATATATCATAGTAAGGACAATAAGAGCATTCCCATTCTGTATTAAATGGAACTCCATGCCAATAACCTGGTTTTAATTCTTCTTCAAATGATTCTCCACAATCTTCTAAAATACCATTTAATTCTGTCCAATAATCTATTGCTTTTTCAATCCAATCAGGGCTTACGGGTACTTCTCTCCAATAACTATCGTTCTTTTTATACCAAACTAGATACATATTTAATTTATCTGGTTCTAGTTCTTCATTAACTGCTAAAGCATATGTGGCCAATTGCATTTTATAATTATTATCTGAGCCTGGCTTCCTATTCTTTATATGTCCAAACATTTTTTGCCATGTAAACATAGCTGAACTTTTTATATCATATAAATTAAATGTTTTACTGCCATCTTTTTCTTCCACTAATTGTCCTAAATCATATGTTCCTACTAAATTAAATTCAGGTATTTCTATTTCATTTTCAATATAGACTCTTCCATCTATTGAATTTGAAGAATGCATAATAGCATTTTCTATATCTTCATGAATGATTGTTCCAAGTCTTAATAATCTATAAGACCTTTTATCTTTTACTGATTGTGGAAAATCAAAATAACTATACATCTGTTTTCTAAAGCAACTACCCGATGAAGATGCATGGAACTTTTCTTTGGTTCTTTTTCTCTTGCTTTCAAGGTGAACAAGATAATCATTATATGCTGATTCTATGTTCATATTTATTTCTCCTAATCTCCCCTAAATTTAATAATAATTGAAGTTATATCCAAATGCTATTGTTGTAATTTGGCATTTGAAATCTCCTCTTTATTAAGTCTTGTTATCATATTATGAACATATAATAATGTGTCCACAATTTTAGGAATTGATTCTATATTAAAAGTAATAAACTCATTTAATTTATCACTATAATATCCCATATTAAGAGATTCTTCTCCACATGAAATTACTAATTCTTCTCTCCTCATCTCATCAAACTCTCCATACTTCATACTATTTACATCTAATTTTACTTTTACTTTTGACATTATTTCCTCATTATTATTTTACAAGTATCAAGGATTATTACCACATCTTTGTTTCTATTTATTATATCAACTACTTTATCTGGGAACTTATCCATGAATTCTTTTACTGTTAATTGTGTTAAGTTATACTCTCCGTCTGGAATATCTATTGAATCTATCATTACATTAAATCCATATCTCTTAATATATTTAATCTAACTTTATCGCTTGAATTCCAATTATAAGTTGACTCTAACTGTTCTAAATGCATTTTTGTATCTGCACATCTATGTATTTTGTTTGCATTATATTCTACTTTCGTCATCATTCTTTTATGGTCATACTCCTCATGTGAAAATGCAATCAACATAGCTTCAACAAATCTTGACTGTTTATTAAATGGTATAAATTTACCAATATCATGAACTGCGTCTGCGAATGAATTAGAAAATGACCACTCTCTCTTTACAAAAAAGTTTCCATTAGCAAATTCTTTTACAGCGCCTCTATTTCTATTACCATATAATACTACCAAAGTCACTGATGGTGGGAATCCAGTTTTATCCATATATCCTTTAAAAGCTTTATAGTGTTTTTGATTCTTACAATTCTTGTTTGAAGCATGATGGTCTAATTGCATTTTTAAATTCCATCCTGTATTCATACTATGTACCTTTGGTATGTCTTCTAAGTTAATGCTATCATCTACTTTATACCAAAATGGTAATTCCTCTAATTGACAAGTAACAAATCTATGTTGTCCATCCACTATAGCATATTGTGTTCCATCAGTCCCATATCTTTCTTTAGAAACTTGTTTGCTGTTAACAATGATTTCCCATGTATTAGTTCTATTGTTTGCTCTAATAATAGGTCTCATTCTAGAAATTTTATTCATATCAATAGGTCTATTTGACATAGTATGCCCATTATTAACATCTATTAATGTGAATTCTTTATAATTATTAGTTTGTATTGATTGCATTGTTAATTCCTTATGGTTTAAATATGATTTAATTATAGCTGCTGCCAATATTCGAGGTTCTAATGCACGCAGAACAGATATGACAGCAGCTTGGAGGGACTCCACTTCTTCATTCAGTAAATGAGGTCGAAAGGAATGGTATTCAAAAAAACAAAAAAATACCAAAAAACCTCAAGTGAAGTCTTTTATTTTCTAAGACCAAAAAATCTTAGTATTCTAAATATTCTTGATTCCATACAATATTGATGCCAAGAATTTAATATTAATTCGGCTTTAACTTGTTGCAGTCTCTTTGCTTTTTTCATCTCTTAATTCCCTTATTACTTCTGTAAATACTTTGTTTCTAGCCTTTACTTCACCAAGTGTTTTATTTTGAATAAATTCTTTTTCCGAATCGTTAATTTGTTCTACCAAATCTAAACAATAGTTAAACACTTCATCATGAGTATGGAAATGTAATTTTTGATATGTATCATTTTTATCATTTTCTCTCACAAAATCACCACCATGAGCACAATCAAATCCAAAGAAATGATATCCAGGCACTACACTTCTACCACCTGAAAATGTTAATCCACCGTGAGCATATAAGTTAGCATTTATTTCATCATCGTAATGATAATAACTTTCATCGTAACCCATACCATATAAACTATGTCCTTTAGGAACACCAACATATCCACAATAATAAAATGATTCAGCTGGTAATAGTTTATCCTCTATGTCTCTCTCAAATTCTACCGTATACTCTCCTTTTCTAGTTCTACTTTTTGTATTTCTTCTATCTAATCCATTACCATAAATAACAATAGGTAAAATATTAAATAAATCATCTGATTTAAAATAGACTTGATGGATTGATGCAGTCTTACGCTCTTTATCCCAGTTCATATACTGCTGTTTATTGTGAGCAATTACTTCTTCTTTAGTATGTTCTTTGTTTTTCATGATGTTTTCCTTTTTAATCGTTTAAATAGTGTTCATTTTCTACTTGATACTTAATAAGCTCATCTTCTTGTTTCATCTTTTTATATTCATCATAAGCTTCTTTCATATTGATATCATAATTATATCCACAAAAGTCACAAAAGCCTTCCTTAGGTGCATATCTTTTAAAGAAACTAACAGTATCATCAAATTGTTCTATCTCTTCAAGAGATTTCCCCCACTTATAGAATAGATAGAAGTTAAATGCTATTAAAAATACTATAAATCCTACCATCACTATAAACATTATAGCTGGTATTGTTACAAATTCAGTCATTATTAATCTCTCCTCTTGTATAATCTTGTGGAATACCTAATACCCATTTTAACATATTTATTTCACCATTTAGTTCGAACCATTCAGAATTCCTCAACCCTTTTACCTTCTCTCCTAGTTTTTCTACTAACTTAACAGTTATCTCATCTTTTGATTTAAGTTTCATAATCATTGCTCCCTTCTTTCTAATTTACGCTTCTTAGCTGCGATTTGTTTAGCTGTCCTACCATCACTATTCAGCTTCGCATTTAATAAAATTCTTTTTCTTTTGCGACTCTTAGATTCTTTGTTAGGCATAGAACTCTCCTTAGTTTAAACTATCTTTATTCATTACATAATCATTAAAAGATGAAATAAAATTATCATCATTTAACACAGACATTTCACTAAACTTAGTTAATTCATCTGTAACATCTTTAGTGTCATATCCTTTAAACAGTCTACCTAATAGGTTGCTAAGAACATTAGTAAGAGCATCTCTTCTTATTTTAACATCTACATCTCTTTTCTCCCATCCTTGAGATTGAGTTAACTCATATAATAATAATCCAGTTATTTCAAACAAGTCGTGCAATCCTTCTATTATTATTAACTCTTCTTCTTTTAATTTTTTATAGTTTGTCATGATTATTTATCCTTTACATTTATATTTAATTATTATTTATCTAAAACTTTATCAAGCATCCACACTTTATGCCATCCACGACCATATGTTGCATGATTGTATGTATAATCCATATTAAGAACATCAATCATTATCCAATCAATTAATCCATTGTACCACGGCCATGTATAAACAAAATGATGAACACCTTTTCTTGTGCCATCTTCATTATATCCATCTTCAGGGCCTATCCATTTATAATAGTCTTGATGACGATAACTATATGATAAGCGTTTAAATAACTGTTTTAATAGTTTCATGATTTATCCTTTACATCTTTAACATCAACTACTAACAATTCACCCATAGGCATCTTATCACGCATCGCTTGAATATATCCAGCAACGTATGACATAGCATATTCTTTAGTGCCTTCAACTGATACTATCTTAGACCTAAGACCTGTAGATATTTTAAATGTATGTTTCATTAGTTATCCTTTATTAAAGTTATTGCCCAAGTTATTCAAAAATTAGTATTAATAGTGTGTGTGAGCTTGCCTCATTAGAATACACCTAAGAGAGAGGTCTTTATTACAACACAAGCCCAACAACACACAACAAAAAGAGGCTAACGGCCCCTAGTCGTTGATAACTCCTACTGATACTTCCTGTTCATCGTCCTTGTATACTGGCTCCCAACCGTGGAATTTGCATATATCATTTAGTGAGTCTAGGTTCTGTACTGCGGCTCTCTTGACATCATTCTTACTAGGAATACTACCAACGAACCTGTTCCATTCACGTCTTACACCAGCCTTGCATACTTGTGCATGCATGTTAGCTAGGATACGCTTAGCTTCCTTCACCAAGTCTAGCCTGTTTTCATACTTGAAAGTCATAGCTTTCTCCTTTGTTTATTATTCAAAAATATTTCAATGAAATTATATAAATTTCAAAAACAACGTAAATTCGTTTTACGAAAACCCCCGATAGGGGGATACATAGGTGAAAAAGGATGCATATCAAAATGGTATATTTTTTTTAGAAACAACTTGGGCAAATAGTAGTTTCATAATACTTGACAAATGTTTAAATTATTGGGTGGTAGGGAGGGAATAAATAAAGGTATGGTTTTTTAATAGACAATAAGTTAGACATATTAAATCCTAAATAATATTCTTATATTCTAGAATGGCAGAAGTAATTAAAGAATTATATAGACTTCCAAAGGAAGAACAAGAATTTATTTTAAAAAATATGTCAGATTCGTATAATCCAATAGAAATAAACGGAGAGGTCTTTCTTATTCCAAACGAAGTAAACAATTTAATAGATAATTTATTCATAGAACTACAAGATTTAAAGCTTGGAAAAAAAATCCATTAAAAGTAAAGCTCACTATGTCTATGATGATATAGAGGAGTTTAGAGAACATCATCCAAATACAGTCGTTAAACCAGATTGGCGTGACGCTGATGAAGGTGATTGGGTGTTTAGTGATGACGATAGGATAGTGCAATTGCTAAAAGTGAATAAATCGGTTAAGCATCCTAATGATAGAAAGAATTATACTTATGCTAAAGGATGGGTAAGAACAATAGTAGGTAGTTTTATTAATAGACCAAATATAAAGATGGATACAGATTTTAGTTCTCATCCAAATAGATATACATTTAGTAAGAATATAAACAATACTAATAAGAGAGTAAAAGAAAGAAAGAATGTAACAAGGAAAGAAAAAGAATTTGCAACGAATATAGTCGTAGGTATGGGAGCTGTTGATGCATATAAGAAAGCATACAAGGAAATGTCTGAAAATAGTGCGAGAAAAAAAGCAACTATATTATTAAAACAGGATAGAGTTATGAAAGAAATAGAAAAATCAGTATTAGATGTAGCAAAGAGTCTTGGTATAGACCATGAATATGTACTTGGTAAGCTAAAAAATCTTGCAGATTATAGTGAAGATGATAATATTATACTTCAGTCTACAAAGGAATTAGGAAAAATAGTAGGAACTGCAGGTAGTACAGTTAAACAAAGAGATGTAGGGTTACTTGGAGTATTTCAAGGGTTCTCACCAGATGAAATTGAGGGGGCTACAAGAGAACAGAAACAAATAGAAGCACAAACTTCGGAGGAAGAATAAATGGGATGTCCAAAATGTGGGTCAACTAAGTGTAAAAAAAATGGTAAAAGAAATAGTTTACAACGATATAAGTGTAATGAATGTAAAAAAGAATGGTCAGACGCTCGTGGAGAAGAACCATTAAGTAATATCAATACAAGTAGTTTTGTAGAGGAATTAAATTATACTTATATTACTGATAATGTAGTAACAGGAAAAGTTCCAACCTTAGAAAGTCTATTAAAGAAATTCGATATATCAGAAGAAGAATGGAAGGTTACTAATTTTAAGGTAAACCAATGGGATGTATCTGCTAAAGAAGAAGTAGATGGGAAAATAGTTTGGAATACTCATACTAATTATCAAGCAAATGCTAGCCTAGTAAGAAAGAAACCAGTTAAGTGTGATTTTCCTTCAGTGCAAGGTGCAAGTATATCTAAACTAAATTTTAATGTATCTATACCGAAGCGTAAACTTAAAACAGATATAATACTTCCAGATTCACAATGTGGATTTAAGAGAGATTTAAATACAAATGAACTTACACCACTTCATGATTTAAGGGCAATCTCCATTGCTACCGAAATAATTAAGGATGTAAAGCCAGATAGGGTAATATTATTAGGCGATATGCTTGATTTACCAGATTGGTCAACCCATTATGTAAGGTCTCCAGAGTTTTACTTTACTACACAACCTAGTTTAGACTATCTTGCGTCATGGATTGCAGAGATGAGACCTTATTGTAATGAGATGATTTATATAGAAGGTAATCATGAAAAAAGAATGATTGATAGTATTATTCAAAATACGATTCAAGCGTATGGTATTAAACCTGCGAACGAACCAGATTCTCCTCCGATTATGTCAGTACCTTATATGTTGGGTTTACATAAGATGTATGTTGAGTATGTTGGCAATTATCCTCATGGTGAATTTTATATTAATGATAATCTTGTGTGTATTCATGGAAATAAAGTAGGTGCAAAAAGTGGTCAAAGTATAATGAAGATGCTAGACTCTCCAAGAATAAGTGTTGTTCAAGGTCATGTACATAGATTGGAAATGGGTCATAAAACTGTCTGGACACATGGTAATCCTAAAATATATCAAGCAATATCTTGTGGAACTTTAGCTAGAATAGATGGAATTGTACCTGGTGGTGGTACTAGATATAATTGGCAACAAGGATTAGGGATTGTAGATTATGATAAAGAAAGATTTCAAATAGATACTATCGGTATTTATGATGGCAAAGCAATCTTTAGAGGAAAACAATACGATGGATAATGGAATAATATACGGAGGAAAGTATTTAGTAAAGTGGAAAAAAGCTAAAGATGATAAAACTGATGCATTGATGAGGTCTTTTGATACTACAATAGAAGCAAATTCTTATATTAAAGGATTCGTAGATGCTATCGTATCTTTTACAAAAGATGCAAATGAAGATAAATTGTTACAAGAATTCAAAGTGGAGGAAATAAAATGAAGAAAAAGAAAAAATTTTCAACAAATGATTTAAAAAGAGAAGTAAAGAACATCGGAATATTTCTTTCAATGTTGTCGCAAAGATTGTTAAATTTAGAGAAACTTTTTCAACTGTATGTTGAAATGAATAAGCATGAAAAGAAATTTGAAAAGTTTTTAGATGCAAAAAAAGAAAAGTCAGTAGAAAATAAATAATGCCACCAAAAAAGAAAAAGAAAATCCAGAAGCCTAACGTAGAAAACATCCTAAAAAAAATGGAATTAGATTTAATGCTTGCTGGGAAAATTCCAGGAGAAGAAGGTAGTAGCATTGTTGGAGCAATGCAAGCAAGAAAAAAATTAGCAGAAATGCCTCAATCAGGTGCAATTACAGCTCTTATGCCTATAAGTCCTTTGGATTTAGCTTTTGAAACTTTTGCAACTGGATTGGCTCACTCAAAAAACGTAGACCCTAGATTAGCTATTCTTGGAAGTATTGCAGCTGCAAGATATGGGCCTAGTACGGCTAGAGCTGTTAATGTTAAAGGTGGAGGATATTTATCACAACGAGCTTATAAAAAAGGAATGGAATCTGTAAAAAAAGACCCTATGTTTGCTGATATTGATTATGCTAAAGAAGTTAGATTTATAAAAGCTGGTGAACCTTTGACAAAAGAGGTTGCTGGTAGGTATATACCACAACATGGGATAAATAGAAGACATTATGAATTATATCCTCACCAAATGCCTAAAGATGTACAAGAACCATTATTAGCAAGTAAAATGTTTCATCAACCATCAATTGAACTTGCAGAAAGAACATTATTTGAATCTTTCGGTAATCTTTTCAATCGAAAATGGGCAGAATCTACTTTGAGACATGAATCTCGTCATTATAAACAACATTTAGAAGGAATGAAAAGAAAAGAAGTAGAATTAGGAAGTGCTGGATTCTATGGAAAAGGTAGAGACCCAAAGTTAGAATATGGATATCCAGCTGATTGGTATACAAGCTATTCTACATTAATAGATATACCAGCTCCTAGATGGAAGTGGCCAATGATAAATAAAAATATATTGATAAAAAGACTGGCAATCCTAAAAAGCCTTCTGAGGTTAATGAGATGATAAAATTAGAGCATGGGGAAAAAGCTGCTAAAAGATATGCAGAATGGTATAAGAAGAAAGTTGAAAAAAAAATAAAGAGTGAATCGTTTAAAACAGAGACTAAAAAAGATTATTATCGAAGACCTATAGAGGTTGAAGCAAGGATAGAGGAAATTTCAGCATTGGGTGATAAACCATATTTAGCCCAATCATTTCGCGATTTAAAATTTGGAGCTGGATACTCAACAAAACAAATATTAGATATGGTTACTGAATATAGAATTGCAAAAAAGAAATATAACCCAAGCAAATATAAAGCACAGCCATATGAACCTTTGAAAGTAGCTGAAGACCTTTGGGATGAATATAAATAGTCAAAATGTAAGTGAAGCTGAAGAAGCTTTAAGACTTGCAAGTAAAGATTTAATATCATTTGGTAAATTATTCTTATCAGATGACTTTATGCGTAGCGAAACTCCTTTCTTTCATTATGAAGTAGCCGATGTTATAGATGATAAGCAAGTAAAGCAAGTAGCAATCATTATTCCAAGAGGTCATGGTAAGACCGTACTTACTAAAGCATCTATGTTAAAAGATTTTGTTTTTTGTCCTAAAGATGATTTTTTATTTTATGCATGGGTATCAGCTACGCAAAAACTTAGTGTAGGAAATATGGATTATATTAAACATCATATTGAATTTAATGATAAGATAAAGTATTATTTTGGTAGTATGAGAGGTTCTAAATGGACAGAAGAAGATGTAGAATTGACAAATGGATGTAAATTAATTAGTAAATCAAATGTATCTGGTATTCGTGGAGGAGCAAAGCTACATAAAAGATATGATTTGATAGTATTGGATGACTTTGAACATGAAGCAAATACAATTACAAGAGAAGCAAGAGAGAAAAATGCAAATTTGGTCACTGCTGTTGTTTATCCCGCGCTTGAGCCTCATACTGGCAGGTTGCGTGTTAATGGCACTCCCGTACATTATGATTCCTTTATTAATAATCTTCTCACTAGTCATGCGAAAGCTAAAAAGAACAATGATGACTTTGCTTGGAATGTAATTACATACAAAGCTATTACTGACGATAATAATACTTTATGGCCTTCATTCTTTAGTAAAAAGAAATTACAAGAAAAAAAGAAATTCTATCAAGATTCTGGACAACCTCAAAAGTTTTTCCAAGAATATATGATGGAGGTAATGAGTGATGAAGATGCAGTATGGACAAGACAACACACAAGATATTGGGATGGATATTATAAACATGAAGATGGTGTAAACTATATTGTTAAAGATGGAGAGGATATTCCTGTTAATACATTTATAGGATGTGACCCAGCTACAGATATTGATACTAAGCATGCTGACTTTTCAGTAATAATGGTAATTGCTATTGATGCAAATAACAATTTATATGTGTTAGAATACGAAAGACATAGAAGCGTTCCTACGATTGGAAGTAAATCTCCAGAGACAGGAGATATCATAGGAAAGAAAGGTGTGGTAGATTATATATTAGAATTACATCAAAAATATAAATGTATATCTTCTACAGTGGAGGATGTTGCTATGAATAGGTCTATATTTCAAGCATTAAATGATGAAAGAAGACGATTAAATAGGTTTGATATATCAGTAATACCAGAGAAACCAGGTGGAACTAACAAGCGTAATCGCATTTATAGTGGTCTTTCAGCTCGTTTTAGTACAGGAACGGTCTTTTTAAGGAAAAATATGTTTGATTTAATCAACGAAATCATTACTTTTGGCCCTAAAATGTCTCATGACGATACTATAGAGAGCCTTTATTACTCTCAAGTACATTCGTTTCCGCCAAATATGAAACAAGATAAGGAGAAAAGGACATGGTACAAACCAAAAAAGAAAGCAAGAAGTTGGATAGTGGCTTAATATGATTAGTATAAAACAAATGCGTTCATTGATATCCGATACTTGTATGAAGATGGGAGAAAAGTTTGGAAGTGATAGTGCGGTTGATTTAGTACTTGCTACTGGGATAGCTGAATCACGATATGAGTATATTAGACAGATGGGGGACGGCCCCGCTAGAAGTTTCTGGCAAGTAGAGCCCGCAACCTGTGTAGATAATCTAGCTCACTATCTTAAACATAGACCAAAATTAATAAAAAAATGTGCTGATGCAAGTATGGTTGATTTAAAGCATTGGCAAAACTATGATGAAAATTTATGGGCAAATATATTAGAAAAGAATATTGCAGCAGGTATTATTCATTGTCGTTTAAAATATTGGAGAGTTCCTAAAAAGATGCCTAGTACATTAGAAGGTCAAGCAAACTATTGGAAAAAATACTACAATAGTGAGCTGGGGGCTGGTGACCCAGAACATTTTGTAGAAGTAGCAAAGAAATGGTTAAGATAGTAAATGCCTCCTAAAGAAAAGAAAAAAACAATGTGGGATAAGTTAGCCGATAGAATAGGTGATTTCGCTGAAGAAAATCTTTGGGGAGTAGATGAGCAATTTTTTAAAGATAAATATGGAGATAATTGGGAAAGTAAGTATGAATCTTCAAAAAAGAATGTCCGTTCTCTGTATGGATTAATTCCACAAACTTCTGGTAGAGCAAAAACAGATGCAGTTATGTATGCTCTTACATTGATAATGGGAAGACCTGCTGGTGT